GTATTGATGCGCAGGAAATGCTAAACAGCCTTGCCGCATGGATGGAAGAGAGCGGGATTGAATTTAAGGATCTGCACTTGACACTGGAAACGATCACGAGAACGTCTCCGGTATTTGGCAGTGGACAGGATGATAAAACGGTTATGTATGCTGTGAATATGCAGCTTAAATATTTTTATAAAAAATAACAGGAGGAAAAAACATGGCACAGGATAGAACGAACATGGTTTCTTTGCTTGATATCGGTTCCCTTATGGGCGGCAGTACCCCGAACATCGTGGAAATGGGAGACGGATACAAGGAAATTACGGAAGATTGGGGACCGGATGTTGAATCTTCGCAGTATGTCAACATGAAGTCCAAGTCATCTACATTGAAAGGCTACGATTTCAGCACAACGCCGGAACGTGAGTATCTTTCTGATGATATGCAGAAATGCATTGATAATCTTTTTAAGAAATTTCCGACCGGAAAGCAGTGTGAGACAAGCTACTACCGGTATTACAAAACGGATATCACTACCGGATCGGGTGAATGTATCAGAGTACCGGTTATCGTATCTCCGTCCAGCACGGGCGGCGCTGGTGGTGATGTGTTGACATCATCTATCCAGATCAAAGGAAACGGTGATGTAGAACTTGGAACTATTACGATCAGTGAAGATGGAACCTTTACATGGGCGAAAAAATAGGAGGGCAACACATGGAAGAATTGGTATTAGACACCGGTCTAAAAAAGATTGCGATAAAAAATGAGGACGGCGAGACCGTATCTGTTTTGAAAATTAACGTGGCGGATGTCGGAACGGTGGAACGCTTTGCGGCAATTATCAATAACCTCGAAAAAATCAGCGAGGATTGGGACAAAGAAGCGGATGCGCATAAAGAAAAGTATGAAAACGATGGAGATACAGACGAAATTGATATTTCCAGAGTGCTTGATATTTCCAGAGTGCGTGTGAAATACATTCGAAAGATCATTAATGAGATTGACGGATTATTTGGAGAAAACACCGTATCAGGAATTTTCGGGGATATGATTCCAGATGAAACGGCGCTGCTTGATTTCATTGAGGGCGTTATTCCGGTTATGAACAAACTCTTTGGAAAGCGATTTGAGACCAACCGTAAACGTTACAATTCCAGCAGAAAAGGAGCGCGGGCATGATTAACGTCATGCTCGACCCTCTGCCCCAAGAATGGAACGGGTACAAGGTTAATACATCATTCCGAATAGGAATCCAGGTTTCACTCGCACAGTACGACAAGTATTTGAACAAATACGAGAAAGCCGATGTGTTGACAGGTCTATTGTTTGATGACCGGGAGCATCCGGATGGGGATGAACTGCAGGAATGTGTTCAGTGGTTCATCAACGGATGGTTTCATGATAACCAGGGATCTTCAAATGGCAAGCAAAGATTGGTTGATTTTGATGTGGATCAGTGGCGCATATATGCTGATTTTCTGCAAATATACGGTATTGACCTCGCATTTGATGAAATACACTGGTGGAAGTTTTGCGGCTTGTTGTGGAATCTGCCTTATAAGCAGTCCTCGTTTTTGCAGGTAATTGATATCCGCCAGAAAGAAATTAAATCTGATATGGGGAAAGAGCAAAAAGAAGCGATCCAGAATGCACAGAGTATATATGCTCTCGATCAGCCGGAGATACAGAAAGAGTATACGCCGGAGGAAATATCCAAGATTGATGATTATGATCGCATGATGGAAGAAATACGGGCAAAAAAGAAAGCAGAAACGGAGTTGGGCCTATGTTAAAAGGGGGTTAGAACTTGGCTGAATACGATGGAGAAATTCGAATTAACACAAAAATAAATACAAAAGACGTATCCAGTCAGATGATGCAGCTTGAAAACCGCATGCAGAAAACAGCGCAGAAAGCCCAACAGCTTGAAAGCCAGATGCGGAAGTTAGAACAGCAGAAGATCCCGACAGATGAATTTGGAGAAATTCAGAAACAAATTGAGAATGCAGAGCATAGACTGGCAGCTTTAAATGACCGGATGACAAAGTTTCTGGAAACCGGAGGAAATGCGGATAGTAAAACGTTTAAGAATATGCAGTATGATGCTGCAGAGCTTGAAAATACGCTTGAATATGCCCGTGGAGAAATGCAGGCACTTAAGGAAGCTGGTGGCGCATACGTAGACCCAAGGGCTACACAGGAATATCAGCAGTTGTCACAGCAGTTGAGAAATACTAACGCTGATTATTCAGTGCTATCTCGTAAGCAGGAAGAACTTGCCGCCAAGGAAGCAAAAGCCGGTAATACTGGGAAGAAAAGTTTCAATGGTGTTAAAGATGCTATAAATGGGATGAAAAAGAGCCTGTCGGGCGTGGCATCTACGTTGGGTAAAGCTAAAAACAGCATTGCTAAGTTCGGAAGCGTTGCTAAGAGTGCATTCCAGAATGTTGCATCTCACAGCAAGAAATCTGGCGGCCTATTAAGTAATTTCGGAACCAGGATACGTGGACTTGCGCTTTCGCTGCTTGTGTTTAATTGGATCTCAAAAGGATTTAATGCCATGATCGACAGCATGAAAGCCGGAATTCAGAATTATGCAAAGTATTCCGGTACATTTAACCGGACCATGTCTGATTTCAAGTCATCGGTTGCAAACCTTAAAAATGCAGTTGGTGTGGCGGTCACTCCGTTACTCAATGCATTGCTTCCGGCACTGACCACAATCTGCAACTGGCTTACTAGGGCAGCGAATGCTGCAAACCAGTTATTTTCTGCGCTGACAGGACGGAGCACATGGAGCAAAGCAAAAAAACAGCAAGTCGATTATGCGAAGTCGCTTGACAACACATCAAAAGCGGCAAAAAAGGCAAAGGGAGCGTTACAGGGATTTGATGAACTGAATGTGATAAACTCCAATGATTCATCATCTGGTGGCAGTGGATCAGGCGGTGGTGGCGTTTCTTATGAGGAACAGCCGATTTCCGACAAGTTTAAGCGGATCAAGGACATCTTAAAAGGTGATGACTGGACAGAAATTGGAAAAATAATTGCGGACAAGCTGAATGAAGCCATGCAGAGTATCCCGTGGGATAAGATCCAGACAGAAGCAGAAAAAGCTGGCAAGCGCATTGGAACGCTTATCAATGGATTTGTTGCAGAGTTTGACTGGGGACTGCTCGGATATACGATCGGGCAAGGCATCAATACGGCACTTATATTTGCAAATACGTTTTTTACCACGGTTGACTGGACATCCCTTGGAAGAGGACTTGCGACAGGAATTAACGGCGCAGTAAGAACGATAGATTGGAAACTTCTTGGATTTACGATTAGCAATGGGCTAAATGCTTCGATAGATGCGGCATATGGATTCGTGCAAAATCTTAAATGGGGATTGATCGGATCCAGTATAGGAGAAGCGCTTACAACTGCAATCAGGAACTTTGAATGGGCTAAGACAGGTGAAACTCTTGGAACGGTGGTAACAGGAATATTCACTACGTTGGATCAGCTTATAAAAAATACAGATTGGCGATCACTTGGATCCGGCATAGTATCTTCGATTGGAGGTTTTTTCTCAACACTTGATTGGGGAGTTATAGGTAGTTCATTATCAAGCGCAATCAGCGGACTTTTACAGTTCTTGAGTGGAGCAATCGAACAGGTAGATTGGTTTGGTTTGCCGCGCTATATTGTCACAAGTATAGGAGATTTCTTGACAGGCTTTGATTGGTCGTCCGTGGCAAGCAGTGTAGGCGAACTATTGGGACAGGCCCTTAAAGGCGGCATTGAAAACACATTAGGCTTGTGGGATTTACTTGCAGATGCATGGGGTGGAATATCAGACTATTTTAAGGGGTACATAGATGATGCTGGCGGCAACATAATTTTAGGGCTGTATAACGGGATTAAGGATGCTCTTGCGAATGCGGGACAGTGGATCAAGGATAATATCTTTACACCTTTCATGGAAGGATTCAAGACTGCATTTGGAATCCATTCTCCGTCTACTGTTATGAAAGAGATGGGCGGATATATAATCGATGGATTGAAGCTAGGACTTACCGGTATATGGGATAAGGTTTCTGGTGTTGTTGATAAATTCAAACAGAATATCGGAGCAGCGTTTTTATCTGTAAAAACTAATGCCATAATAATATTCACAGCCATGAAAGATCGTGTAAAAGGGATATTTAACGGCATGTGGAATGGCATAAAAGGGGTTATCAATTCTATCCTCGGCGGTGCAGAAAAAATGGCGAATGGTATGAGTAGTGGTATCAACGGTATGATTGGAGCACTGAACGGACTTAAATTCGATGTACCAGATTGGGTACCGGGCCTTGGAGGGAAAAAATTCAGTCTGAATATACCGACCATTGGCACCATCACAATACCTAGACTTGCCAACGGCGGTATTACAACTGGTAGCACTCTTGCAAACATTGGAGAAGCCGGGCGAGAAGCAGTATTACCATTGGAAAACAACCTGTCATACTTGGAGCCGCTTGCAAACATGATCGCAAGCAAGATGGAAGGTGTACAGACGGTGCGGATCGTAGCAGAAGAAAGCGGCATTTTCAAAATTGTAAGAGATGAAGCAAACAGCTATTATCGGAGAACTGGGAACCCAGCATTTGATTTTTAGGAAAGGAGCGAGTAAATGGCATACAGTGGATTTTTGATAAAAGTGGGCGATTATACCGTTCCTTTCCGCTACATCGAAGCCAAGAAATTCAAATGTGGACTGAAAGGACAGGATCTGGATTCCTACAGAGATGCCAACGGGATCCTGCACCGTGAAGCATTGCAGAATGTTGCGCTTAAAGCTGAATGGGAAACTCCGAGTGATATCGACGAAGCTGCGTTACGACCACTTATGGATAGTATCCGTGGTCAGTATGTAAATGCTGTCGAAAAGAAAGCGTTAGTAACTGCATACATGCCGGAAATTGGGAGATACGTGTCAATGTACTGCTATGTACCGGATATAGAGTATACGATCAGATACGCGGATGAAAAAACTATTGAATACGAATCATTCCGCATTGCCTTTATCGGATACGGAGGTGCTATTTGATGGATTTATTATTCACGGATGATACTGTAGATAAGCAAATCAACATAGTTACAGATGACAAAAAAATAAATATAACTAACACCGAATTACACGAAGATAAGTTCGAACTTTCGGAATCGTTATGTTCTGAGAAAGAGTTGAAGTTTGGGGCGTGTGAAGCGTCTGTCGTAAAATTTACGATTTCAAACATCTTCCAGTCGCTGAAAGGTAAATGGATCACGGTCAAGATCACCCCAAAGGTAGCAGATGCACCGTATCAGATCGGACGGTACAAAGTGTATTCGGATAAACCGGCCGCCGACAGGAAAAGCCGGGACGTGGAAGCCTACGATGCCCTGTATGATGTCCTTAACGCTGATATGGCGGCATGGTATAACTCACTTACATTTCCGATGACTTTAAAGGCTTTCCGAGATGCGTTCTTTCAGCATTTCGGGATTGAGCAGGAAGAAATAAGCCTTGTCAACGACAACATGACCGTGGAAAAGACGATCGAGATCACCGGCAGCAGTGCAGACGGAAGTACGATCGGAGAAGCGCTGTCCGGGAAAACGGTGCTGTCATGCATCTGCGAGATCAACGGATGTTTCGGGCACATTGGGCGTGATGGGAAATTCCACTATATTTCACTCGATCAAGAGATGCAGGGATTGTATCCGAGGAACGACCTGTATCCGGCGGATGATCTGTATCCGAGAGATCCACACAGTACCATTATCGGAAAAAGTTTCTATATATCGGCGAAGTATGAGGATTATCTTGTAAAATCCATCGACAAGTTGCAGATTATGGAAAAAGAAAATGACATAGGTGTGATCGTCGGATCTGGTAACAATGGCTATGAAATCAAGGGAAACTTTCTCGTATACGGCAAAAGCTCAACCGAATTAAGGGAGATCGCAAACAACGTGTACGGAAAGATCAGAGGAATTGTGTATCGCCCATTCTCGGCGGACTGCAAAGGAAATCCGTGCTTAGAGGTCGGTGCGGCGATCAGATTTAACACAAAGTACGAAATTGTTGAATCATATGTTTTAAAGCGTATTTTGAAAGGCATACAGGCTTTGCGGGATGCAATCAGCGCAGACGGTGAGGAGTACCGGACAAAAAAGGTAAACTCGGTACATGAGGACATCCTGCAGCTTAAGGGCAAGAGCAATGTCCTTGAACGCACGATCGAGGAAACCAAATCCACAATCACCGATGTAGAAAAGGGCTTGCAGTCGCAGATCACGCAAAACGCGGAATCTATTACGATGGAGGTTAAGCGGGCAACGCAGGCAGAGGGATCGCTGTCCAGTAAGATCACCCAGACAGCGGAGAGCATCACATCCGAAGTCACACGAGCCAAAGGAGCAGAAGAATCCTTGTCGAGTAGTATTACTCAGACAGCGGAGAGCATTAAGACCAAGGTAAGCAAAGGGAGCGTGTCATCCGAAATCAGCCAGGAATCAGATAAAGTTACGCTGACAGCAAACCGGCTGATTGTAAATAGCACAGGATTTAACCTGGACGGAAACGGAAATGCTAGCCTTTCCGGAACGATTACCAGTAGCGTGATGAATGCAAGCACCATTACCGGTACTACGATCACCGGCTCCACGTTTCATGCAATCGGAGATACTGTCGCCGACGAAACGCGATTTGATGTCAGAACATCTGCAGATCCCAACTATGCCACGTTTATATCCGCCGGCGGATGTCGCGCAGAGGGACCGACATGGTATGGATATATCGGTCATAACGAGGTCGGCGTTAAAGCACGGAATGACAGCTATAAGGCTATACTCAATAGCTTGGGGCTTGATACGAGCGGCGGTATTATCGCCGGTGGATCAATGCAGGTCTATGGAGCCAAGAACCGGATCATAGAAACCGAGAATTATGCGGAGCGGTTGCAATACTGCTATGAGACACCTACGCCGATGTTTGGGGACGTTGGCGAGGGAGCTATAGACAAAACTGGAAAATGCTATGTGTGGTTGGATGATGTTTTTGCAGAAACCATAGATACAGATGTGCAGTACCAGATATTTTTGCAGGCTTACGGTGAGGGCAATGTGTATGTCAATGAGCGGTCACCGTCTTATTTTGTGGTCTGCGGCGCACCACCGGGACTTGCATTTGGTTGGGAGATCAAGGCAGTACAGAAAGGATATGATACGGTCCGGCTTGAAAGTTTTGAAAAACCAGTCCACGAAGAAACGGCAACCGATGTGACATATCAGCTATTAGATGATCTCGAAGCCGACAACGAAGATAGCGCAGAGACAGCGTATCAATATCTTGAAACCCTATTATATGACACTGAAAAAGAAAGCGAGGAAGTGGCAGCATGAAAAATATTAAAGGTATCGCATTTGCGAATGACGGAAACATGCGACGGCTTGCAATTACCTACGATGAGGTGAATAGTGACGGAAAGGTTACTGGACAGAACATCAAGGTAAACCGTGTTGTGACAGACGAAGAGTGCTTTAAGGCACTGACTACCGTAGAAACTTATGCACAGTCGATTTTAAGCAAAGAAGAATAGAGGTGGTCACATGAATAAGGCTTGTAATCGGACTATCTGGGAGAATTACCCAAGCATCAAGACACCGGTTAATGAACAGAATCTTAACAAAATAGAGGCGGCAGTGGATGAAATCGATGATCGTGTCATTGCTATGGATACGTCCAAGGTTGATCTGGCGAAAGCCAATGAACTTGTGAAAGAAATCTTATGGGATGAATCAGACGGTACACTGACTGTGGTTAAGATGTCCGGATCCAAGGCAGTAATCGATACCAAATTGGAAAAGCTGGCTGTGAATTTTGATTATGATCCGCAGAAACAGCAGTTAATCATCACGCTTGATGATGGCACGAAACAGTATGTTGATCTGTCTGCGCTGATTACGCAGTATGAGTTTATGGAATCTGACACCGTAGCATTTGAATTGACAGCAGAGGGCAAGGTCAAGGCTATTGTGAAAGAGGGCAGTATCAAAGAAAAACACTTGCAGCCTAACTATTTGGCTGACATAAAGGTTGAGGTTGCCAAGGCGCAGCAATCCAAGACGGCCGCGGACACGAGTGCAAAAGCGGCGCAAAGCTATGCCGTGGGCGGCACCGGGACAAGAACCG